ATGAATATGGGCATGGGCATCTGTTCTTCGGAGATCTTCTCCGTCATTTTATCGTAGATGTGTGGATCCCAGTCTGCTAGTACTTCGGCCATGCGTATGATAAGCAGGGTAGCACTAACTAGGTCATCGTGTTCCCCGGATTTTGCTTTAAATCCAATTCCCGATGCTACAAATGTTTTTAATTCTGAAACCAAGGGCTTAGAGAATATCTTCATTTTATGCGTTTCCAGCATGTTTTTAAGCTGGCTACAGGCAGTAATCTTTGAACGATGTGTTGTGTTAAATCCTTTGCGGAATTTACGTATATGTCCTTTGCGTATAGGTTCGCTTAGAAACAGGCCATGGAAGTTTTCTTCACCTAGGTCGCTGATAACAATTAGTGCTGCTTCACCTATATTGTTGTTTTCCACACTGTAATAAATTACAGGTTCGCCGCCTTTTTCTACGCCTCTATCATGAATATACTTTAGTATTTCACGCATGATTTTTACCTGTCCTTGAACCGGAGTAGTATTGTGATGCCACTCAGCAACCTGTTCCATGCTAGGCATTTCAAAGACCTGTATAGCTCCAGGGTCGCCACCAGTGCCTAGACTAGGGTCAAGTGCTACTAGATATGTTGAGTGCGGGTTAACATCTTTATACCAGCGAGTTTGTCCCATAGTCATTGCAGGATCAACGCCTTTGAGTTCTGCTAGCTTAACTGCATTTACCAGTGTTTCATCATAGATTAAAAATTCACAGTCAAATTCTCGACGGAAACGTTCTTCACCAATTTTAGCACGTTCAACTGATGCCCATGCATCATCACGATCAGGATGTTCTTTCCACTCAGCAAAGTAAGGAAAAAACCCGTTGACCCCTAGCTCTTGTTGGTTGCCAAACTCGTCAAAGTTTTTGTTAGCTTCAGTCCAAATCATAGCAAACTGATCTTCGTCACTGTTTGGAGTTGATGTAATAATAGCACGACCGCCTGTTGACAATGTTGGTGATAACGCAGTCCAGAACTCTTTGGCCTTTTCAGGTGGCTGCACGAATGCAAACTCATCACAATAGATCAATGAAAGAGATTTACCACGGCCGGTGTTTTCTGTAGTTGTTGTTGCTTGTATACGAGCACCGTTGTCATATTCAATTGTATTTCTGTTGTAGCTGATAACACCAGCACGGATAAAGTCAGGCAAGTTTTCATAACCGTAACGATATCGGTTCATAATATCCTGAGCACCTTCATACTTGTGAGCAGCAATCAATACCTGTGCTTCTGGTACAAACATTGTAAACCATAACAGGTATCCGCAGGCACAGGTTGTTTTGCCCATCTGTCTAGGTAACATGGCAATCACGTCTTTGTGATTATGATATGCTTCAATTAATCGTACTTGGAAACCATAAGGTTCAAAGTCAATAGCACCACGAACCGGGTGCTGAATCTTTAAGAAGTTGGTCATGAAGTAAAGCGGACCTGTAACCGGATCCATACATGCCTCGAGATGTTTTACTTCCTCAAGTGTGTACCGCTGTTGCTTGTGAGCTTTCTTAATTAATACGCCGTCTAGTGATTTTCCCATAACGTTATTTACTGAAAAAAATAGGCTCCGAAGAGCCTATTTGGGTTTTAGTTAATATTAACTATCGATAGTTTCTGCTGAATCAACTAGAGTTACTGCAACATCTTTGTATACATCAGCTAGTGAGTCTGGCAATGTAACTGTTAACACTTCGTCTGACTCTGAAGCTAGAGCACCATTCCAAACACGCATACGTTTTGTATAATCTGTTCTGCAAATAGCCTGAGCAACTTGATATCTTATTGCTTTGGTTGTTGTGTCTACAGTAATAGTGCCATCAGTAGTAGCTGTAAACTGATATGGGCTACCTATTTCTAGTCTTGTTCCGCCTAGAACACCGTCCGTTACTGTAGCACCAGTGGCCGCGGCCGTTGAACCGCCTCGGTCATATCTCACTGTGAAGGTTACTGTTTGTGCTTGATTATCTGCTACTGTTGCGCCGCTACTGGTAAACTGCGCATCTTGAATCTGTGCATCACCGTACTTTTGTAAATTTTCAACAATGGCCAAGAAACGTTGATGAGCTCTAGCCACACGTTTACCAAGTGCGTAGGTAGTTGGTTTTGTTGCAAATGCACTGTGATCTTGTGGGCACACAGCACCATTATCAGTACCGTCTGCTGTAGGATACGTTCCTGCACCACCAGTTAATGTAATTACGACCTGATAAAATTCTGGACGTAGTTGATTTGTGTCGTTTTTAAATCCTGACATTATTTCGCTCCTTTAGCTTCTGCTAGGCGTTGTTGTAATTCTGCACGAATGCTATTACGTAGAGCATCTTTGCTTTCGTAAGCACCTGCAGCCATTGGGTTATCGCCGCGATACGGTTTACCACTAAAACTCTGTTTTGGTTTGTTCATGCCACCGGCCAGTTTGTTAACCATGTAGTCAACGTCTTTATATTGTTCGTCTGGTTGTGTTGTGGCATCTTGAAAGCCTTCTTCTTTTTCTTTGTCATCTGGCTTTTCGTCTTTCTTTTCCATGTCATGGTCGTCCATGTCATGGTCGCCGTCGCCGTCGCGATCTAAACCTTTGATTTCTGGTTTGTTCATTGCGTCAGGGACAGGCATATCCATTGGCCCATCTTTTGGTTCGTCTTTGTCTAGATCTGGTAACATCTTTAAAGGACCCTTGTCTAGATCACCTAAATCACCAATGCCACTGATGCTAGGACCAGGAGGTGTTATGCTTGGCATAACTGAAATCTCTGGTGCTGATGGCTGATTAATCATATCTGGATTTACTTTAGTCAATAACTTCATTAATTCAGAAATATCATCTAGGCCTTGTGCATTGATGTTAACACTCATGCTAGGCGGTGGAGTGTGTGGCTTGTCGGCCATTGACGGAGGCATGTTCCCCATCATTGGTTCACCGCACTCTTCTACCGGTGCTTCTACTACCGGTGCTGTTGGCGTAGGCTGATCTAGCTCACGCATCTTAGCCATTAAACTATTAAAATCCATTATTTACTCCCCATGGCGCTTTTAAGACCGGTCTTTTCACCTTTGGCCTTGGGCAGCTTGTATTCAGTTGGCCCTGATTCTTCTTTTTTACGTTGCTTTGCAGTCTTTTCTAGATCTTTCAAGAAAGTTCTGTTGAAGTCGTTACCAAAATAATCTTTGTGCTTGATTTTTGTAGCACCTTTATCTAGATCATTTTCGTCTAATATTGATTCACCGCTTGGCTCGTCGTTAGCCAATGTTTTTTGTTCTTCGCTAGGTTCACCGCTACCACGTACACGGAATACTGATTCTTCTAGGCCCATGCACTTGATGTCAAATATCAACTCTGGGCTGGTTACTGGGTATTCGCAAACAACTTCAAATACATGAACTTCGCAGTTTGACATTTCTGGAAAGTCTAGTGGTGCTGCTTGAATAGGTGTAGTCGCTAGCTTTTCAAGAGTCATTACGCCATACTCACCTAGTTGGCTTTTTAAATTCTTTTGAAAATTCTCTGGTAATTCGCCCGCAACTTTCACCTTAAAGCTGTAGACTTTTTTACTTTCGGCAAGATATTCTTTTAGAGTTTTCATAGTAGTATTTAGCTCTTTTGACCTAATTTCTTAAGGAGCTCGTTACGGTCTGTAATAACATAGCCCTGCCCATTTATAACATTATTTGGGTCTTCATTATTGTCTTTGTCAATTTTATATTTCTTAAGCTGTAGATCAATAGACTTTAGTTTCTTTTCAACTTTGTTTGTTTTTGCTGTGATAGCATGTCCAAGCATTGAACTAGCAACTTCAAAAATTCTGCTGCTGTAACGAACTTCTACATTCATACCTAGATCCATGAGATTATCATAGGCTTCTTCTGCTTTCTTGGCTAGATCATCTAGCTCATATTCTCCCATGTCTTCTAGTTCTTTAATAGCCGGCAAGCTCTGCGTTATACGCTCAACTTCAGCATAGCTTTCGTCAATACTGCGTACCTCACTGTGATCTTTTTCTGGAGGAGGTTCTTTGATATCTACCTCGGGCATGGGTTTTGCTTTTTCTTCTAGATTAAATAATTCTTCAAGTTTTTTGGTCATACTTTACTTATTTCCTCTGGCCGCCTTGATGGAAAATATCACCTTCGTTGACTATCCTAAAACGTACACCCTGTTGTTTACACCAAGCTGCGGCTGCTTCCCACTTGGCCATATTCTTAACATACTGTTGTTGGTTGTATAGACTTTTGCCTACATTTTCTAATTTGGTTTGACTTAAAGGTTTTACTTCAATTAGTTCTGCATGTTTTTTACCGTTACGGTCAACATAGACCACAAAGAAATCGGGAACATATATAGTGTACTTGCCAGTAAAGGGGTCCCTGTAGGGAATTTGAACACTTTCGCTGGCCCAGCTTTCAACTCCTTGATGCTCGTCTAGCATCTTCATCATGACGAATTCCCAGCTACTGCGAGCCAGAGGTACTTTTTTCCCAACATATTTGTCGGGATTCTTTACTTCAAATCGACCCTGTGCAAACTTAGCCATTATGCAGCGATGTTTCTAGTTTTTAACTCATCGTCAACCTTGCCCATTTTAAATCCTAGGGCACTGCTACTTGGTCTATTATTGTTGAGAATCTCTCCAACTAACGCACTTAATTTCATACCATCCATGCCTTTAAGTTGGTCAAGTAATTTAAATGCTGGAATGTTTTCAAACTTTGCTTGCCGTAGTACAACCATTGCTGTAATTTCAGAAGCATCTCGATCAAATCCCTGTCCTTGAAAAAATCCTATAGCTGCTTCAACATCAGTTGCTGAAAATTCTAAAGGAGCTTGTCCGTACTCGTCAAAAAATAATTTAGTAGCTGATGCACTGTCTTCAACTATCTTTGCAGGTAAATTTGTATTCATGTTTTATCCAAAGAATTTCTTTGCTGACGCAATAACTGATGATCCAGTAGAAACTGCTCTAGGGAACATACTGCCTGCAAAACCACCAATGGTATTTACAATGCCGCCAATTGCCGCAGGACTACTAATGACCTGCCCTAATTCTCTAGCTATTCCGTCCTTTGATAATCCCTTAACGTTATTATATGTGTTAATTGATTTAATAGCTGTGCTTAAAAAACCTTTAGGACTATCAAAGGTTGAACCACCAGCTACATCACCAAATACACTTTCAATGCCAGCCAGCGTTCCGCCGTCTCCGAATAATGTTGAAGTGCCGCCACCTTGAATACTCAAAGGACTTGGTGCCGTATCGTAATGTAGTGTAGCAAATCCTTTAGGACTGTTTGTTGTGACTTTACCAGAAGTATACTGGACTGCTTCATATTGAATCGACATGGAACTTTCAATAGTATCACCTTCGGCATAGGAAACATTTCCATGTGTCCAATTTTGTATTCTTGGATTTACTAAAGTATATCCATTAAATCTACTGCGACTCATTGTATAGATGCTAATGCTTTTAAAGAAGTCAACACTCTTGTCGTTATCTAGACCGTATCTCCAATTGTCTTTGACTCCGCTTGGACGATAATGTAAATTCTCCCAGGCGGCACTAGGTTGTGTTCTATCTTTGATATAGGTGCTGTAATAAATTCCCCACATTGAATTTACAATACCTGCATTGTCGTCATGCATGGTAATATTAACAGAATCATATGTTATAGATTTATAAAGTAATTTTTTTCTATTATACTGATTTTTAGTAACAGTATCAAAAGTATACTTTGGAAGTTCAGCGGTCTTACATAGTAAGGCAACTTCTTGTGAGTGTTTTTGAGTAAAGGCTAGAGAATTATGACTGTACGGATCTATTTCGAATACCACATAAAAAAGAAACTTGTGCCTAGGTGCTAGTCTAAATGTATCGTCAACAAAAATCCTAGTGGCATGTTGCCAGTTGGCCATGTTTCCTTTGGGTTTTAGTATGCCTCCTACTAGACCCTGAAAGAAATTGCCGTCGCCTAAAAGATATCGTGTGAACTTATTTGCCATACAATTATTTATGTCACAAAAAAACCCGGTATAAAACCGGGCTGTTTTGAATCAATTAAGATTAAGCTGCGCCTGGAGTTAGACCAGTGATAGCTTGAGTAGCTGCTTGACGTCCAACTAGTGTACCAACACCAACTGTACCAGCTTCGTGTAACATGTTATCGAAACGGATGGTTAATGCGATCGTTGCTACTTCGTTAGTACCGTAGTTTAGATCACCGTAGTCAGTGTTTTGTAGGAAGCAACCAAAGCACTCAAATGTTTCAAGTACTTGTGGGCCTAGGGCACCGTTACCACCGTCTAGTACTTCAACACGGGTAGTGAACTTATAGTCAATACCGCTACGTGCAGAAGCCTGCTCCATGAAGTCAAATTGCTTCTGGATTTGCTGACCAACTAGCTTGGTAACATTACCGCTTGCGTCATCTCTAACGTTTAATGATAGAGTTTCGAAAGTGTACTTGCCACTTAGATAGATCTTGGAGTTGTAAACAGGAACTTCAATTTCTTCAAAAGCAACTTTAGGTCTTGTTACGTCGATTACCTGCTTGGTCAGTTCAGTACTAGCCTGTGTTCCGAAGCCAAGCAATGTCACTCTGAAGCGATACTTCAGTTTAGGCATCAACATGCCCTGGTTTGTACCAGGACCTGCTGGGTTGATAGAATAATTATTTAATGATGTAATTGGCATTTCTTTGCTCCGTTAATTAAATTTCACCAGTGTTCTTGATACGCACTGGGATGTAGATGAATTCAACTGCCTTAACTGGTTCAATCGCAATATCAACATACAACTCATTGCGGTCAACTCTGCTTGGAGTATTGTTAGACTCGTCGCAAACTACAGCGAAGTCATATAGAGCACGTAGACCAACTAGTTCAAGCAACAAGCTCTCTACTGCACCTTTGATTTCATCGCGGGTGATAGAGTCGTTTGGCTCAAACACATATGGACGAGCTAGTTTTGATAGCTGGCTTCTTAGATATACAACTAGACGAGCTACGTTGATTCTATCTAATGCGCTGGCATTTCTAGCACGAGTCTTCTGACCGTATGCTACTAATCCTACTCCAACAAAGAATGGAATTGGGTTTACTTTGAGATCGTATAGAACGTCTCGGGTACCTTGGTTCAATGCAACTGTCTGGAACTCACCGCTCATTGCATCGATGTAACCAACGCTGGTTGCGTTAGTAATACCACCACGTCTTGTACCTGCTGGAGCAAACCATGGGTAAGAAACTTGGTCGCTTAGTGCGTATGTTTTCAACATCATGTGTGATGCTGGAACAACTGCTGGGGCACCGCTTAGATCGTTTGAGTAACCGTTTGGATAGTAAACTGCACAGTATTCATCATAGCTAACAATACCTGCGTCGCCATTGTCTGTTACTAGAGCAGCATTAGTACCCCAGTTCAACAAACTTGTAGCATCGCTTTCTAGACGTAATGGTGTGTCACCGATAACAAACGCTGTCATGCCACGGTCAATGTTCAAGCTGATCAAGTTCTGTAGTGTCTCTGGATATCCAGGAGCTGCAATCAAGTTGAAGTTTCTGCGCTCTTCATCACGAATTTCTTGGCTGCTGTCAATAACTGCTTTCATAGCCTGTACAACAACTTTACGTTGTGCGTGACGTCCAAAGCTGCCAGAACCGTCTTCGTTGTTGCCGCTTTCTGTGGTCCAACGATCTGGCCAGTAAGAACCTTGGCTCTGTCCTGACTGATAGCTTAATCCGCTTGGGCTACGTGAGTTATCATAACGAGCATTGTCGTCATTAACATTGATATAGTTGTTTTGATACTTCTTAACGTTGCCGCCGCTAGCACGTAGGTTCCATAGCAACATGCCTTTTGGATATAGTGCTGGATCTGGAGCATCTGTGTCTAGGAAGTTACTGGCTAACAATTCAGCAATTGTTCCACTTGGAGCAACTGTTGCTGAACCACCGCTTGTACCTTGACGAGCGTCAGCAAACAAAACGCCTTGATCAGTGATTTGATCTGTTTTGTCAACTAATTTCCATTCTAGGTTTAGTCCGTCATATTTGTAAATTGTTGGGAAGTCTTCCATGTTAGCTGTGCTAATCCATAGATCACCGTTTACAAGACTTGTACCATCGCTTTGTTTTGTTGGTTGTGAAGCTGCAACAATAGGACCTGCTGGGTCAGTCTTTAATGCTGCTGAAGCATTGTAGTATGGGCTTGTTGCAGTTAGGTAACCAACCCATGTGCTGCCGTTGTGAACCATGATGTCAACTTCAGCAAAACTGTTGTTGTACCATAGTTGACCATCTGTTGGCTCATTTAGTGGAGCATCTGGACTTGCTGCAAAACCATTTGTGGCTTCGTCAGCTAATGGACGCCAGTTAGTAACAATGTAATCTTCTGCTGCTTCTGTAGGGGCTGTGTAGAAGTTGTCTGTACCAGCTTCTGTGGCCACATTATAAGGAGTAAACAATGCTGCCACAGGGTTTCCTGTTCCGCCTGCGTCAGTTAAACGAATCTCACCACCTACTTTGTGTGACAATGTAATTGTGTTGTCTGCTGTAACTGCTGCTTCAATGTGATTTGTAACTGCATTACCGTCTGTATCAGTCATTGAAATTGCATTGATAGCTGCTGCTAGTGTTTCAGCATCTGTTGTTGCTGCCGCTGCTGTGAAACTAACTGTAGTAGCTGCTGAAAGTGCTAGGCTACCTTTGATAGTTTGCTTGATAGTAAATGTCTTAGAACCAGCACTAAATGTACTTGCTGTGATTGCAGCTGATTCTACAACAGTAGCACCAGTAGTTGAGCGTCTCCATAGACGGAAGCTGGCTTCGTTAAAAGTTGTATCACGTGTAT